TACGGAAAGTGGAAAGGAAGCTAGACAAAGGCAAACTGTCTGAGACTGACTATATCCTTGAGTGCCTTAGAATAAGAAGTGCAATTAAGGATGCTTGGGAAGATTTAGAGAAAGTCAAATCTTAGGCTTATAATGCTCTCGCATGATCCTCCTCTTGGTTGACTCTGAGTACTCCTCTAGGGGCAAGAATCCGTCCCCAAAAACCAATCCTGTTACATCGTAATACAACCCGTCTATTTTAGTTATGATGTGATCCATATCATAATAGCACTGAGCTTGGGGATATTCCTGCTTCAGCAATAGGTAAAAACTAAAGCAACCACCCTCCATAAAATAGCTGATGGATGCCTTATGTTCTTTTATAAATTCTAGTACTTCCATTTACAGTTCCATTGGTACATTTAATGCTATCTCTCCGTTAAATATAACTGCACAGCCTATAGCTGGTTTAGGGTGATTTTTTGAATAATCCATTGCATACGCATCATGATCTATTCCGCATCCAACCGCACACCCAAACACCTTATAGTTCGCTCCTACAGCGTATTGCGTGTACATACTTGTGTGGAGGTGACCTTGCACCGTACTCATCATATCAGTCTTTGCTTTCTTTATTGCTTGTCCAGATTCACCATGAATGTACTGGACATTATCAATAACATATCGCTCAACAAAGTGCCAATTAGGAGTTCCTAATACATCATAATAGTCTCTGACCCATCTCTTTGATATTCCAGAGTCAAATGCTTTTCGTCTTACGAGCCTGTCGTGATTGCCAATAATAATAATTGCATTCTCAAAAGTTTGATACCACTGTTGGAGCATATCGATAGACCTATCTAGTTCTTCTCCTGCACCGTAGCCATCTGGATCAATTGCATGGAACGATGTGAAATGTTGGTCGATAACATCACCGATGAACACTACACAGTCACATCCATACTTATTATAAGTCTCCACACAATGATCTAGGTATCCGTCAAGTGTGAATGGTGTGTGAAGATCACCTATAACCAGTACTGTGGCGTTCTTTGGTGGCTTAGGGAGCTTTCTTATCGACTTCTTAGGTGTTGCCAACTTCTCTAATGGCTTATTGAACCATTTCCTTATATACCTAGAAAGAGTGGCTATTGAGTCATCCTCTCCTATAATCTTCTGAGCGATCTTATCTGAGGTGAATCCCTTGCCATGTAGCTTCTTGGATTGCTTGTAATACTTATCCTTGTATGTCATTTTTTAAAGTTGATGTTAATCGAATGGTAAGTCATCTGACACCTCTTTTAGCTTTGCCCCTCCACATACTACGCAGAATATACCTGCATCTATTTGTAGGGATTTACATGAGTTACAGATGTATATTTTTATCTCATCGTCCATTATCACATTGTTTTAGTTTTGCTTGTCGAAAGATACTATTAATTAACTAAAACTTTAATAAAAACACCCTCCCTAATGCTAGAGAAGGTGTCAAAATCAATAATCAACAAAAAAATAAAAAATGGTATCTTAAAAAGGTAACTCTTCACCTACTGGATGTGCTACCTGTTTTTCTTGTGCTACACCGTTAGAGCCACTGCTGACAAAGGAGAATTTTTGCACTGTAATCTCAGTGAAGTATTTGGTTATTCCGTCTTTTTCGGACTTACTGTATCGGATTTCTCCGCTTTCAACCAAAAACTGATCTCCCTTCTTAACGTATTGCATAATTACTCCTGCGCTATTGCCCCAGAATACTAGCTTATGCCACTGAGTATCCTCTTGCTTTTGTCCTTGCTTGTCTGTCCACTTCTTACTTGTGGCTAATGAAAACTTACAAAGACCTTCTTTAATTAATTCTGGGTCACCCCCTACTCTTCCAAAAAGTGTTACTTGATTCATCTTGTTTTATTTAAGATTTAGATTATAAAAATAAAAAATATTGTACTGCAAAGATAATGCTTTTATACTAATTGTCAAGGCTTATTAAGAATTTTCTTGACAAATCTACATAATCAATTATATTCTGATATATCTCGTCACTCCAGTCTATATCATAAACCCTAAGTCTGTCCTTATCTCCCCTCCCCCTCCAGTTGGACATAATTCTAATATCTAACCCAAAGTACTCAGTTGCTGCATCCGCACCTTCTTCTGAATAAGTGTGCTTCGATATTACATTGACTGCGTAATTGTAAGCCTCTGGTCTTAGTTCACCTTCATCTGTGTACAGGTTAAGCTGCCAATCATCCTTTCTTAGATGCTTCTCTATTATTCTTGGTGGAGTATCTATCAGACAATAGGCTAATTTGCTTGTTTTTAAGCCCGTCAGAGCCATGTAACCAGTCAATTGGTATAAGTACTGCTTCTTGGCTTTTAAGTCGCTTATATCGTCCGTTTTAGGGAACGTGTCAGAGTTAAACGAACACTTAATGTCTACTACTGAGTCTATAATAATATCTGGCTCACCTTGGAGAATGTCGTTATAGAACCTCTCTGTATTCTTTACACAGAATTTATTATTTAACCTTGAGTAAAGAAGTATACCTTCATCTTCCATTAGTATTCCTTTCTCTACGTATGCGTTCTCAACCCAAGAATCTATTCCATGAATCTCCTTGTCATAGGTTTCCCTTAGCTTGGACATACCTGTCTTGTTTAGTTCACCGTTGGGTCTTGCAGGTATTATATTACCTATCGAATGGCATCTGAACTTGTATTTATTCCAATTCATTTATCTGTATTTTCTAATTCGGTCACCTTGTCCTCGTACCAGATAGCCTTGGCTATGTCGTCAGAAATAGATGCAGACTCTTTGTGTCCAGCCCTTAGTCTGTACTTTAGAGAATTACACCTACAAAACGCTATAAAGGATGACATACCGTACACATCTATCATTATTTGCCAGACCTCTTTGCCACCTTTCTTGTAATGCGCTGGATTTATTGTCTTATTCATATTTTAATTTAGCTGTAGTGGGAGGATGCGAGCCTCCACCTTGGATATTAAACACCAAGCAACTGATAGACAATCAGTCTGATATACCTATTCTCATACACTACAGTTTTGGCATTAGTTACCGTAATGCCTAGGGATGGATATTGCAGCAATCTTCCATTTCCTTCGCCTAAAGAGTCGTTTGAACATTTTTATTGTTTTAGTGATTGTAATTTGGTTGAGTAAATCTTTTCTTCATCTTTACTTACAAATCCGTACAAAGTCTTTAGTTCTGCTTCAGTCTTGGCGGAGTTAATCTTAGCGACTAGTCTTTCTTTATCCTCTTTGCTTAGAGATATTGGTTTCTTCACCTTCTCTGTCTCTGGCGGCATGGAGTCTGAATCTACTGAATCATCAATACCCCACATTCCATTTAAAGCATACTTGCGAGCATATGATGATGTGGCTCCAGTAACCTGTGCTGCATCCATTCCTTTCTTATCTTCAGCTTCGGCTTCTCTAGCAAAGGCATCTACACTAATAGAATGCTTCCCATCTGTCACCGTTACCGTTGCCTTAATATAGAACCTATCACCAATAAGAACAATCTCGTCACTTATCGTTTGTATTAAATTACCTAAGAGTGGCTTCAATGCCATTAATACGTCCTCTGCTTTCCTATACTTATATTTGCCAAACTTATTGTATTGGCTTTTAGGTGCTTTAAGAGTTGACTGTATTTCTGCAATTCTTTTTACTAAGTTTTCCATCTTTTTACTTTTTAGATTTAAATATTCCCATAATCGTTTTCAATAAATTTACTTCTTTTTCTTTGGTCACCAATGCAGATAGGAGATTATACTCACTACATAGTGACTCTATGAAGTACGGTCTTTCTATGTAGACGGTGTAGGCTTCCTCGTCAATATTTGCTACTGAGTCTACAGCCATAGATACATAGTCTAGATCGTAGTCTTCTATTAGTCCCAGTCGCTCTAGTTTACCAAGTGCATCATCTTCTGCGATACATCTTTCAACTATGTTGACTTCATCTTCATCAAAGTAAGCGATAAGTATCAACTTACCTTTATTTAAGATGGCATTATCAATTATTTCTGAGTGGATTATGTCTTTCATACCACTAAGTTATGGTATGTTTTTCAATAAACCAAAAAAAAGAATAAAAAAATAAAAAAAAATTATCGGGCGGCTCTAACGCCAGAGTTGATGCTTACTAAATCAAAGTACATTCGCATCATTAGAGCATCGGCATAATCGGGTGACCTGCCTATTCTTTGTCGGATTTCATCTTTAGACGATACCATTAGCTTTCCGTCTGTAAAGTTATTTCTAACTCTTACTGCGTCCAGCTCTTCTGATATAACGTCTAGCAGCTTTTTGTTTCCTTTGATATATACCTCTCCATCTTGCAACTTCTCTGATAGCAAATAGTAGCATTGAGTCTTTAAGTTCTTGTAGTTGTTCTTGCCAATTACTTTTCCTCCGTTTCTAAATGGAAGTGCTGCTCTTAGGAATCCTCCGACAAATGCACCTATGCCATCGGCACCGTATATCACCCTCTTTGCGTGGACTTTATGTCGCCTAGCTACATCTCGTATCTTGTCAATGATCTGTTTGCCATCTGATTGCTTCATGGTGTATATTTTGTCTACAGTCCATCCTTGCCAAGCTATTATGACAAATAAGTCAGAACCATAAGCTGCAATATCTGCTGTGACGTACCTCTTTGCTTTCCTATCGAATGCAAACTCATTATCAAATGCACCAAGGATATCCTCGTAATTAAATAAGATATCGTCATCATCATTGAACTCCCAGTTACCGTAGTAAAGTCTCTGCTTAGATGCCTCTGGAAGCTCCCTAAGCGACTGTAAGTAACTCTCTGGCAGGTGTGGGTTATCTGTCGGTAATGCTTGGATAAATTTCCTGTGTAAAGGTAGAGTCCCCTCTCGTGTTGGCTTGTAGAACTCTTGGAACACCCAACCTTTTGATGGGTTACAGCTACCCAATAGCTTAGGTGCTAGGTCAAACTGCTTCAATTTGTATCTACAACGAGATTTAAGGATAGACCATGCCTTGTAGGTCACCTGTGAAATCTCATCAACAAATGCTCCAGTGACCTCTAGTGATCCAAGTGAATCAAAGTCTGGGTCTGCTGGGTATTGGAATAGGTCTTTTAAGATGATCTGAGAACCGTTTTTCCATTCGATCATACCTGCCTGTTGCTTGTATGACCATTGATCGGATATCCCTAGTTCTTGTGAAATATCAAAGAAAGTCCGAAGGGTGGTTTCTTTTAGGGATTTGATCTTTGATCTACCCATCACCCAACGACTCCCTTTGTAGTTTTGGCAATTAGAGATAAGCCACAGACATCCTAACAGGGATTTGCCGCCACCAGCAGCTCCTCCGTAAACTACTTCTGTAGTCTCTTTGTCGCTAAGAAAAAATACTGCGTGTTTCTGCTTCTCCAGTAACTCCATTTGGTTTTGTTATCTTAACTTCCACAGGAAAGACAATCTTCTGTGTCGTCCATACTGCAAGTAGTTTTCTCTCCTTTCATTACAGCCAAATCAAATTCAGCTTGCTTCTCTGCTAGTTTTTCTTCTAATGTCTTTGCTTTACTCTCCATTGATTTTGTCGATTATTGCCTCGTCTATCTCTATAGGTTCGGCTGATTTTAAATTGATTTTTATTGGCTCATTCTTTGGTGCTTCAATCTTCGGTGCTTCACCTTTACCAAGAGATATGATATTGATCTTGGTTTCCGTCTTGGAATCTGATGTCGTGTGCTGGACAGCCTTTCCTGCAAATAGTTCTACAACGTCCTTGATTGCTCTATAATCCCCTGTGTGACAAGCCTTTAGGTAAGCCTTAGCTATAGACACTTCCAGTACTGTAGAAAAATCTGACGCAACTATCTTCTCCAGTTCTTTAACTGTTTGAGCAGCCAAGACTGAGTAGATTTGCTTAACGTCCTTTGTAGTGAATCCCTGCTCTTTCAGCAGTGTGGTGATCTTCTTTTTGCGTCCAGACTTCTGTCCTGCTCCAAACTTAACACCGTTCTTCCCCCCATTCCCTCTCTTCTCTGTCATATTAATTGAACATCTGTACCCTTGACATGAAGTTGCTAAAACTTTCAGAAAGTTCTATCTCCCTGTCACCGTAATTAACAATGCAGTTTCCTTCTGGTGTCTCAAAGACATCAATTATATTGTCTATTGGTAGTGCAATTCTTCTAAGCTGAATATCTGGCTCCACCTCCATATTGTATAGTTCAGCTTTTTCGATATCTTCTTCTAGGACGAAGGAGATTGTGGTTTCTACTGTTATGAATTTCCTAAACATCCTTCAGTTGTTTTTTGAGTTTAGCAATCGTGTACTCTATCCTTGTTGGAGATGGATCATAGAGCCTTTCTCTTAATGATTTTGTACAATTACTAACTACAACTGTTGTCTCTCGCTGTGCTGTAAACACATGGACATCTTCGCATCGATCTACTGGTATAGGTTGTGGGGCGCAAGATGAAATAACAATAAAAGATACTAGGATGAAGATTTGTTTAATCATTTTCTTTTTGTTCTTGATCTTCCACACATTGGTCACATATGTAATACACACCGAAGTGGTTGATCATGTTTAAAAAACTAGTTGTCGTGTCCCTCCATTTCTTCTTACATAGATGACAAGTAGACCAACACTTTCTTTTCATGTAGATTGGTCTTGC